GTCCAAGAAATGATGCGTCGTGATAAAATTCACAGTAAGGATATTAAATTAGTTATTCTTGATGAAGCGGATGAAATGTTATCTGCTGGTTTTAAAGAACAAGTATATAGTATTTTTCAATATTTTAATAATGAAATTCAAGTAGCATTGTTTAGTGCTACAATACCAAGTAGTATTATGCCAATTATTAATAAAATTATGAGAAATCCTATTAGAATTAATGTTAAGCGTGAAATGCTAACTTTGGAAGGTATTAAACAATATTATATTCCGGTTGATGATGACAGACAAAAATATATGACTCTTAAAAGTTTATTTACGTTCTTATCTGTATCACAGTGTATAATTTATTGTAATAGTGTTAAACGTGTTGCTGATTTGTATGAAGCTATGAAAGAGGATGATTTTCCTGTTTGTTGTATACATAGTAACATGGATAAAAGTGCAAGAGAAGCATCTTTTAACGATTTTAAAACTGGAAATTCACGCGTATTAATATCTTCTAATGTAACTGCACGTGGTATCGATATACAACAAGTTAATATTGTAATTAATTTTGATATTCCAAAATGTGTTCACACATACCTTCACAGAATTGGGCGTTCTGGAAGGTGGGGAAGAAAAGGTGTAGGTATTAATTTTATTACCAGACGTGATGTCGGATTGTTAGAAGATATTAAAAATCATTACGCTTGTAAAATTGATGAAATGCCTCCAGATATAGATTTCTTGAAAAATTTTAATTAAATTATAAAAAAAATAAATATTATAAATTTTTTATTTTATTGAAAAATAATATTCGTATAAAATTTTCATTATATTTCTTCTATTAGATATAATGAAAACAAAATTAGAAATAAAATCAGAAATAAAATCAGAAATAAAAAATAATGAATTAAGTAAAATTAATGAAATAAATAATCATTTCAAAATGCCTATTTTTTATAATGATAATAAAGTAGAAATAAATAAAAATATTGTTACAGATTTAGAACTTATTTCAACAGTAGATGAAAAATGCAATCCTATCTATACGTATTTTTTTAACAATGATAATGATGTTTCTAAAAAACTTATTGAACAAACATCAAAATATTATACCACTGATAAAATTTTCTTACAAGAAAATCAAAAACTTTTAAAAGATTATAAAAAACTTAACAATAAGTATACTGAAATAGTGCCAAACTATAAAAATATTATTGAAATATGGAATGAACTAAAATTCGAATCTAATTTTAAAGAAAAGTATTATTATGTTGATTGGGATATGCTTGAGTTTTTAAACAAGTCTGAACTTTTTTTACAATTTATGAGTATTTATAATTTATTTTCACCCATTCTCTCTTTAATGATGCCCATTTTTATTTTAATTATTCCTTTTTTCATAATAAAATTAAAAGGGTTACCAATTAATATTGATGAATATATAAGCATATTAAAAGTGGTAGCTCAACAAAATGCAATTGGTAAACTTTTTTCTGTGAATTTTTCTTCTATTACATATCAAGAGAGAATTTATATTATTATTTCATCTGCATTTTATTTATTTTCAATTTATCAAAATATTATGGTATGTATTAGATTTCACAAAAATATGAATACTATTCATAATAATTTTAAAGAAATTAAAATGTATCTCGAAATAACTATTATGTCAATGGAAAATTATTTACAGTATTCATCTGAATTATCAAGTCATAAATTATTTAATGATGAGCTTACCGTAAAATGTAACATTCTTAAAAATATGTATCACAAATTGAGCGAAATTTCAGTTTACAGCATATATAACGTAAATAAATTAAAAGAAATTGGGGCAATATTAAAATATTTTTATGAATTACATACAGATAAATACTATGAAGAAGCTATACTATATTCGTTAGGCTTTAATGGATATATAGATTGTCTGGAAGGATTGCAAAAAAATATTGAAGAGAGAAAAATCAACTTTGCTTTTTTTATTGAAAAAACAAAAAAAAATACTTTTAGTAATAGCTATTATGCTTGTTTAAAAGATAAAAATCCAATTAAAAATACTATAAAACTTAAAAAAAATATGATTATCACTGGTCCAAATGCTTCTGGAAAAACTACTATTTTAAAATCAACATTAATTAATATAATATTAACACAGCAATTTGGATGCGGATTTTATGAATCTGCAAAATTTGCTCCTTTTCATCATATTCACTGTTATTTAAATATTCCTGACACATCTGGTAGAGATAGTCTATTTCAAGCAGAGGCACGTAGATGTAAAGAAATTTTAGATATTATTAGCACCTATAAAAAAGAAACACATTTTTGTGCTTTTGATGAACTCTATTCTGGAACCAATCCAGAAGAAGCTGAAATCAGTGCTATTGCATTTATGAGTTATTTAACTAAATACAAAAATGTTTCATGTTTATTGACTACACATTTTATAAAAGTTTGTAAAAGTTTAAATACAAACAAAAATATTACAAATTATCATATGGAAGCAGAAAAAATAAATAATACAATTAAATACTTATATACTTTAAAACCTGGCATTTCAGAAGTTAAAGGAGGTATTAATGTATTATCAGAAATGAATTATCCAAAAGAAATTATTGAAAATACAATTAAAAATCAAAAATAAAATAATTTTAATTCGTTAGTTAATTAATTAATTTATATAATCTTTTTGTAATAAAATGCCCTCCTTAGCTGATTTATTTAATCCAACTTTTTTAATGTTTTTAGGAATATTAGTATTAGTAGTAGCATTATTGGTAGTATATTTTGAAACAAAAAACAGAGAACAAAATCACAAAATTACAGCTATGTTAAGCCTTGTATCTTCTTTAGCCGAAGAAATAAATAGTATCAAGTTTAGTTTAACACAAATAACATTACATCAAAACGGCGGATTTTTTAGTGCAAATGAAAATGAAAATTTTCCATTAGCCGGTATTGACCGCCCTACAGGAGTATTTAGAAAAAATGATAATTCTAATTTGATATCAGTTTCGGATGACGATAGCGACAGTGAAAATAGTGAATCAGATGATGAAATTGATTTAGAAAGTGTCAACTCTTCTGATAGTAGTAATCTTGATGATGAAGAACCAGACAATTCATCTAATGATAATCATAATGATGTAAAAATATTAAAATTGAATATACACAGTTCTAAAAATATTTTACAAGAAAATACTGACAATTTAGATTTAGATTATCATAATGAGATTGATGATTTAGAAGAGTTTGATGATGAGGATGTTGATGAATTAAATGATGAATTAAATGATGAATTAAATGATGAATTAAATGATGAATTAAATGATGAATTATCCGAAACACATTCTGTATCAGGTAAACAATCTATTGATGTTGAACTTTCTGAAAATTTGTTTGAGGGTGAAGACAATAATTTAGAAAACCAATTGAATGATACAATAGATGAAAATAACAATTCAATTTTAGATATTTCTTCTTCGGATTTTAAAACAATTAATATCAATTTAGAAGATTCAAATACAGAAAATATTGATTATAAAAAACTTTCTATACCAAAGCTTCGTAGTATTGTAGCAGAAAAGAAATTGTCAACTGACACATCTAAATTAAAGAAACCAGATTTACTTAAATTGCTTGGTATAGAATAAGTATTTTTATCTTACAATAATATAGCATGAGTTGGGCAACTTGTTATTCTGGTTCTAATAATATTCATTTTAATTTTCCGCCTATTATGGCTGATGGACGTAATTATGCTTCATGGCAACCTGATGCTGTAATTAATAGACGTATTCAAAAACAAGAAGGAATTAAAAATAATTGGCAATATCGTCAATATCTTCAACATAATGGACTTCACATTATGGAATATAATAGTTTAGAAACTTGTTATGATTTGGGAATTGATTCACATGTTCAAACTGGCACTACACCATCCAGCAATGTTCCTTACAAGTTTAAATCTACTTTTGATAGTAGCCAGCCAGGTTATGGCTATTGTAACAGCGACTTAAAAAATCCTTATATAAGTAGAGAACAATTAAACGCACGAATGGTAGCACCCTCTATTAATCCTGCACAATTTCAAAATTAAAATATATTAAACAAATATAATAATAAAATTACCTTTACTATTATATGAAGATTCTCTCTATTGACGTTGGTATAAAAAATTTAGCGTTTTGTCTTTTTTATAAATCAGAAGGTTCTAATCATTTTAAAATTACTAAATGGGATACCATTAATATTTCCGAACAAGAAACAATGAAATGTTGTTTTACAGATAAAGAGGTAATTTGTAATAAAATAGCAAAATTTAAAAAAGAAGATAAATGCTTTTGTTTAAAACATTCTAAAAAACAACAATTTCCTATACCAACATCAGAACTTAAACCGTCTTTTATTAATAAAAGACGGTTTAAGT